TCTGATTATCCTGATGCGTTAGATCCAGATAGTATTGTTAGTAATAATACAATAACAGCACAATATAGTACAATATCATTTAATGGACCTCATTTATTTGAAACTGGTGATAAAATTTATTATGAATCAACAAATTCTCCTTTAGTTGGTATAGAAACTGGAATTTATTTTGTTAAGAAAACTAGTGAAAAAAATATTCAATTGTATGGATCTAGAAGTGGTATTTTAAGTAATCAATACATTCCTATAGGAAAACCTGCAGATGATACAGGTAACCACAAATTTACATTATATTCACAAAGGTCTGGGGAAATTGCTCCTCAAAAGTTACTTAAGAAATTTTCATTAAATTCCATTCTTTATAATGGTGAATCAACACCAACTACTCCTGGTGGTATTGGTATGTTGATTAATGGTGTAGAAATTAATAATTATAAATCACCTGATAAAATTTACTATGGACCATTAGATAATGTTTTAATAGTAAATGGTGGTGATAATTTTGACGTAATAAACCCTCCAAATATTACTATATCAAATTCATCTGGTACAACAGCACTTGTACAACCAGTTTTATCAGGTAAAATTGATAAAATCTTTTTGTCTAATCAAGATTATGACATTGAATCTGTAGTTTCTATTGGTATTAGTGGGGGTAATGGAACTGGATATAATTTAGAACCAATTCTTAAAGTTAGATCTAGAGAAGTTTCATTTAATGCGGAAGCAACAACTTTTGGTGGTGGTATTAATACTACTCCAAGTACTGTTAATACTGGTAAAATAACTTTTTTAACGGATCATAATTTTGTTACAGGACAATCAATAAAATATGAATCTTCAACTGGTTCTTTAGTTGGTGTTGGTGTTGGTGGTGATGACACTTTAGCCAATTATGGAAATTATTATGCTAGAAGGATTAATAGTACAACAATTAAACTTTATACTTCATATGAGGATTCTATTTTTGGAAATACTGGAATTAATACAGTTCAGTTTAATGGAAAGGGATTTGGAATTCAGAAATTTACAATTGATCCAAAACTGACTGTTGATGATGTTAGAGTCTTAGATGGTGGAAGAAATTACACAAATAGAAAATTATTAGTTAAACCAACTGGAATATCAACTTATACAGATACAATTATTTTTAAAGATCATGGATTTAATAGTGGAGAATTAATATCATATTCTGCTGTAGATGGTAATTCTGCAAAAATAGAAGGATTAGAGACAACTAATGATATTCAATATTATGTTCTTAAGACAGATAGTGATAAATTTAGGTTATGTAATGCTGGTATGGGGGGAACATATAGAACAAATTATGAAAATAAAAACATTCAATTTTTAGGAAGTACTGGAACTGGTTATCAACAATTTTCCTATCCTGAGATAAAAGGATTTGTGAAAATACTTTCCACAACAGGTCAAGAATCTGATATTCCAATAACTCCATCAGTTAAAGGGTCTATAGTTGATGTTTATGTGTATGAAGGTGGAACAGGATATGGGACAACAATTGCTAATACTGAAGTAAATCCATCTATTACAATAAAAACTGGTGTAGATGCAGTATTAACTCCATATTTTACTAATGGATCTGTATCAAGTGTTAGTGTTGAGTATGGTGGTAAAGAGTATTATTCAATACCAGATTTAAAAGTTAACGATCCTACTGGAAAGGGTGTTGGTGCAGAATTAAAACCAATTATTGAAAACTTTAAAATAACAGGTGTTGAAATTTCCAATGCAGGAATTGGGTATTCAACATCTTCTAAAATTTCAGTTAAGTCTGCAGGGCAAAATGCAAAACTTATTCCTCAAGTAAGACCTCTTAGAATTAATAATAATATTAAGTTTAGTAGGGATAATGATCACTATCAATTAGTTGAAACTGATAATAAATTAAAATATACCACATATGCATACAATTCTACTCTATTCGAAGATGATGGAAGTAAATTGTCAAATATTATTGGATGGGCATATGATGGAAATCCAATATATGGTCCTTATGGTTTAGGAAATCCTAGTCAAAGTCCATCAAATACTAGTGAATTAGTAAGAAAACTTGAAAGTGGATATGTTTTAGATATTGCTAATATAATTGATAGACCAGATTTTCCAGATGGATATTTTGTTGAAGATTATAAATTCGATAATAGTGGTGATTTAGATAAATTTAATGGTAGATTTGAAATAAATCAGGATTTTCCTAATGGTGTTTACGCATATCATGCTACTTTGGATAAGTTTCCATATTTTATAGGCAATGAATATAGATCATTACCTATAACCGAAAACTTCTCTGTTTTTGACCAATCCACATTCGATTTCAGTACCTCTGGTGTATTGAGAAATACTTTACCATATAAAGTTTCAGATGAGTATGCTGATAATGATTTTATTATTGAAACAAATGAAATTGAACAACAAGAAATTGAAGTACAATCAGTTTCAAGTGGAAGTATAAATGGATATGATATATTAGATTCTGGATATGATTATAAAACTAATGAGAAATTGGCATTTGATGAATCTGGAACTAAAGGGGACTCTTTATCTGTCAGAGTTGAGTCTATAAAAGGTAAGGATGTTAGTGTTATTGAAACTACAGTAGATACATACAACGATTCATTATTAATATGGGGTGATGATAATATAGAATGTTTTATTGAACCAAATCATCCTTTAGAGGATAATGATAGTGTTGTTATTTCAGGACTTTCAAGTGATTTATCTAATATTAATGGATCTTATAAGATTGGAATAACAACATTTTCATCAACTGCAATATCAACAATATTTGCTTCACCATCTCCAGGATTTACTACTGAAATTTATGTTTCTGCGATACCAGAATCAATTTCTATTGGAAGTAGTATATTGATAGGTTCAGAATCTTTGAAAATTTTGAATATATTTGAAAATTTAAATGTTATTAGGGTTGAAAGAGATTCTACTAATCATGGATCAGAATATCCAGCTGGAATAGGTGTAACTTATATCAATAATTCATTTAAAATTGATAAGAAAACTGATTATTTTAATTCTTCAAGAAAGAAAAGTATTTATTTCAATCCCACTAAATCTGTTGGTATTGGTACTACTCCAGGAACTAATTATGAGGTATCATTTGATTTTGCAGGAAATAGTGTTACTAGAAATATTCCAGTAAGACAACTTTATATTGAAAATCATCCATTTAAGACTAATCAAAAAATTTCTTTAACAATACCTTCTGGAAATATTGCAATATCAACTAATAAAGTAGATGCTCCATTTAATATACCAACATCTCTATATGTTGTAAATAAAGGAATTAATACACTTGGAATAAAAACAGGAATTGGTACTGCTAGTGATGGATATGCATATGAAGAGGTTTATTTCCGTAGCCTCACCAATGCTGATACTGATAAGTATTTGTTACAATCAGATGATGACATTCAAGTTACATCTAAAGTTCAAAGAATAAAATCAGTAGTTTCAGTATCAACTGTTGGAACATTTAATTCCGGATATCATGAATTATCAGATGGTGATGGTATTGTATTAAAAATTAAACCAAATATTAATTCTGGGATAGGATCTGACACTAATATAGAAGTAAAACGTGATTCATCTACAGGAAATATTTTAATCAATCCAATTATCTTTAATGTTGGTAATGTTAATATTAACGATAATTCTATTACATTAGGTTCTAAAGGATTTAATTTGAAAACGGGAGATAAAGTTTTATATTCTGGTAGTGCTGCAGGATTATCCACGGGAAATTACTATGTTTATAAAGTTGATGATAAGATAATTAAATTATGTGAAACATATTCCGAAGCAACACAAGAAATACCAAATGTTATTGATATTACAGATGTAGGTGCTCCAAATCAATCTATTAGTTTAATAAATCCTCGTATTAAAAACACAAATAATACCAATTTATTATTTGATCATTCAGATTCTTCTATGGATGGATATGATTTTAAAATATATTATGATAAAGAATTTAAAAATAGATTTGTTGGAACAGGAAATACTTCATCATTTAATGTTTCCAATACTTCAAATACTACAATTATTAATTATAGTAAAAATTTACCTAAAAAACTCTACTATAATATAGAAAAATCAGGATTTATTTCCACTTCTGATACTGATGTTGTAAATTATTCTGAAATATTATCAATTAATAGTTTATATGATGGTAATTATAGTATTAGTGGTGTTGGACAAACAAACTTTACTATATTTTTAAATGAAATTCCTGAAAAATCAACATATCAAGCAACTGAATGTGATGTAATAGAATACACAACCAAATCAAAGTCTGCTAAAGGTCCCATTAATAAGATAGATATTATTTCTGGAGGATCTGGGTATAAAAATCTTCCTACTTTTGTTGGTGTTGGAAGTACTTCAATAGGTAAAGATGCATCAATTGTATTGAAATCAGATACTATGGGCAATGTATCTAAAGTTAGATTTGTTAATTCTGGATTTGAGTATTCATCTGATAAAACTTTAGAACCAATTGCTTATATATCACCAATAGTGGAATTGAAAAATTCAAATAGTATTGGTATAGTTACAGTAACTTCTGGTGGAGAAAATTATCTTAGTGCACCAAGAATTGATATTGTTGATTCTGATACTAAAGAGGTAATTAATAGTGGATTATTGGAAGCAGAAATGTTAGATAGTTCTATTTTTGCAGTTAATGTTGTAGAAAAACCTTTTGGGTTACCAGAAAAAAGAGTATTGTTGAAAACAACTAATAATACTAATGGTATTACAATTTCAAGAGTAGATTGGATTCCAGGAAATGCTACTGAATTTTGGATTACTCTTGTTACCCCAACAACTGATTTTGGAATAGCACCATTCAAGTTGGGTGATGAAGTTTTTGTTGAAGGTATTGAAAAATATGGTGATGATGGTAATGGATTTAATTCAACAGATTATGGATATGAATTTTTGAAAGTAACTGAAATTCATACTAGTAATCCAAATCCAAATCCATTTAAATTTAAAGTTAGTGCTGTTGGTCTAACTGATGCGGTTGGTGTTGCAGTTACAATACCAACTAAATTTACTTCAGTAGTTAATAAATCAGATTATCCATCATTTAGTGTTGTACAATCCAAAGAAATCTTTGATATTGGTGAAAATTTAATTGTAAATAATGTAATAACAAATATTAAAGTAACTCAAAATAATTCAACTTCAATTAAAGTTAGTGGATCTAATGTATCTAATTTATCTACTGATGATCTTATTGTTGGAAATACATCAGGAAATAAAGGAACTATACAAAAAATTACTGGAAATGATGCTAGATATAAGATTGATTTTTCACATACAAAGGATATTGGTTGGTTTGATGAAATTGGAAAATTGAATGATGATACTCAAGTAGTACCAGATAATGATTATTATCAAAATCTATCTTATTCAATTCAGAGTTCTATTACTTGGGATAAATTACAAACTCAGGTAAATAATATCCTTCATACTAGTGGATTGAAAAATTTTGCAGATACTGGAATTACTTCAACTTCAAATATTAGTATTGGATCAACGTCAGAAACGACTGTAATACGTGATTATATAAGTGAAAAGAGAGTTGATGAGATTAGAGGTCTTGATTTAGTTAGAGATATTGATGTTACTGGTAATGTTGCAAGATTAATAGAATTTCAGAATATAAGACTATCAGATTATATTGCGTGTTTAACTAATGATGTTTTTGTTATTGATAATATTAATAGTGAATTTTCAAATTTAGAAGATACTGAAACTTATTATACAGATATAATGGAGATTCCAGCAGATGGAAGTTATACCAATTTGTTGGTTAGGGTTAGTGATAATAATCGTATTACAGGAATATCAACACAAATTCAATTGTCAGAATTAGTTTTGATGAATTCTTATGCATATTCTACAAATAATCAAAATATTTTATTAGAAAAGTATAGAGTATTTAATTCTGATGTTGATGGTTATGTTTCTTCTGAAGAAGATCAACTAGGAAGTTTTAAAATTGAAAAAAATGATCAGGATATAAACGTTCTTAGATTCTATCCAAGAGATAAGTTTGATAATGATTATAATTTGAAAATTTTTACTGGTAAATTTACTACAGTTAATTCTGGTGTTTCGACAATTAAAGTTGGTTCAATTGATAAAAGTGTATTTGTTCAAACAGTTCCTACTGGAAATACTGATTTGATAGTGGAAGTTGGTATTGATAGTATAAGTTCATTGTTTGCAAATAGTCAAATTATTGATGTTTCAACTGGAGAAATGAATTTTGTTGAATCTTATATAACACAAGATGGACAACATAGTTTTATATCAGAAGTATATGCTGATACTAATCCAGTTGGAACTAGTGATAATAAAATTGGTATATTAACTTCTACATTATCAGGTAATACTTTAGCACTTAAATATGAAAATAATACATCATCCAATGTGTTAATTAGGTCTAATGTTGTTGGATTTGGATCAACTGGATTTATTACACCAGAAGGACATACTGGTGTTGGAACATATAGATTCAAATCAATTGATGAACCAGATGGATATGAAAGGTCTTTAATTTATCAAGGAATATCAACCAGTGGTGTTGGAAAAACAACAATTGTTGATATAAGTTCTAATTTATTTGATTCTGTCAAATCTATAGTTGAAGTTAGTGTAGGGTCTTCAAAAGCAGTTCATGAAGTATTATCTGTACATGATACTAATAATATTTTTGTACAACCAGCAAAATTCATTTCTGGAGTAGTTTCTCCAGTTGGTAATACTGGATTAGGTACTTTTGGTGGTGAATATGTAGGAAGTAATTTGGTAGTTAGTTTTTATCCAGATGATGAAGTGGGTATGACAACAGTATCAATACTTAATGAATGTTTATATACTCGTACTGATGCATTAAATATACCTCAAACTCTATTCTATGGAAATGTTTACAATGAAAATTTAGGATACAAATATTATAATGGTATTAGTGGTGATCGTATTAATAGAAGAGATTTCAAATTAAACACAAATTCTATTCCTATATTTGCAAAATCATTTAATCCAAATTCTTCTACTTTAGTCGCTAATACAGGTACTTTTAGTGTAAATAATCATTTCTTCAGAACTGGTGAAGAATTAATTTATACTCCAAAATCAACAATAATTGGTATTGGATCGACTCCAATGCAATATATGTCTGCAGATAATGTAATGGATACATTACCATCTACAGTATTTGGTATAAAGAAAACTGATAATTCATTCCAAATAGCAACTACAAGAGCACATGCAAATGCTGGTAATGCAATAACATTTACTGGATTTGGTGAAGGAAATGCACATACTTTATCAATGAAAGATCCTAATGAGAGATCATTAATAACTATCGATGATATAGTTCAATATCCAATAACACCAACTCCAGTATCACATACACTAAAATATAATCATAATGTTCATACTGGGTTGGATAATACTATATTCTCTTTAAGTGGTATTTCAACAATACATGTCGGTAATATATTGAAAATTGGTAATGAATATATGAAAGTTAATGATGTTGGTACTGGGTCAAGTTCAATTGGTCCAATTACACCAGGAATTGGAACTTACCCATTAGTTGAAGTTGAAAGGGGTTCTATTGGTACTAATGAATCTATTCATCAAAATGGTGATCAAGTTAATAGATTTAAAGGTGGTTTTAACATTGTAGATAGTACAATTTACTTTACCGATGCACCAAGAGGAAATCCTAATAGATCTTTAACTGAAGGTGGGTTAGATTTCCCAACATCAGAATTTACAGGAAGAGTATATTTAAGAAACGATTATTCCACAAATGACATATATGATGATGTTTCTCATCAGTTTAATGGAATAACAACACAATTTACACTGACTGTTGGTGGTGCAAATACTATCGGTATTGGAACTACAGGTGGAAATGGTATTCTATTCATAAATGGTATATTCCAAACACCAACAACCGATAATAATCCAGCAAATAACTTTAGGATTATAGAAACTGGTAGTGGTGCAACTGGTGTAACTAGTGTTGTATTCTCAGGAATAACTTCAACTAATGGTGAATTAATTATTTCTAATGATGATGTTAATAGAAATGGGTTACCTAGAGGTGGAATTCCTGTATCATATGGTTCAACAACTGGATCTGGTTATGCACCTCTAGTTGGAGCATTAGTAAGACCTGTTTTGGATGGAGATGGAACTATTACTGGTATAGTTGGTGTTGCAACTACTGGAGGGGCATTAGTAGTAAATAACGCACAATATGACAATACATCAGGTATATTAACAGTTACTACTTCTGAAGATCATCAATTAGTTAATGGTGATGTTAGTGTTGATGAAGTTAAATTGATGAGTCTTGAATTTTCATGTCCTGCTGGTCATGAAGGTATAACAACTACTTTCTTCCCAAGTGGTGTTTATGGAGATAGGTTCTCTGTTATTAGTGTTAATTCAAAGACTGAATTTACAGTAAATGTTGGAACTAGTACAATTCCACATACCTATGTTGGTTCTGGAACTGCTTTCCCATATTATGGTGATTTAAAACTAGGATCTGGTTACAATAGCATTGTTTCTATTGGTGTTTCAGTTATAGATGATGGATATAATCATAGATTTGTAAGTGCTGATAATAATTCAATTATTAAGACCACATGGGATGGTGCGACAATTACTCCCACAAATGCAACATATCATCCTAGTTCTGGAATTGTTACTTTTACAGTAGCATCTCATGGATTAGCAACAGACGATTTGGTAGGTATTAAAACAGAGTCATTGACATTTAAGTGTTCTAAGGATAATTACGCATCAGAACATAAGTATCCTAGAGGACCATATACACACATTTATAATGGAGGCACAGTAACTACTGCATTTGATGGGGCAATGGATGTAAGTAATGCAGTTTATAATGCTGCAACAGGTGATTTAACAGTGACAACTGTTATTAATGGTAGTTATACTGTTGGTGATACTGTACTTCCTATTACTGCTAACTCACTATCCTTTACTTGTTCTAAGGATGGTCATACTACATCACACACTTATCCACGTCCAGGTGATCCTGCATATGAAACTAATCTTACAGTTACTGGTGTAGGTCCTGGAAATGATGTTACAGTTAATGTTGGAGCATCTAATACAAAAGAAGATCATGTGGTTGGTATTTTAACTGCAGTTACAAAGATAAATGATGATATCTTTAGTGTATTTGTTGGTTCATCTGTAGGAAAGGATGCAACCATTACAGCAACTCCAAAAACATATAATACTCATGTATTTGATTCTTCTAATAGTTCTTTAAATAATGCCATTTATGTTGATGATTGGACAGGAGGAAATGGTATAAAAACTCCAAATAATGCAACATATGCTCCAGATACTGGTGATTTAGTATTGTCAATTGGATCTCATTCATTAACTACTGCAAATACTGTTGGAATTAAGACTAGTTCTTTAGCATTTAGATGTAATCAGGATGATTACAATAGCATTCATAAGTATCCTAGAACAAGTGATCCAGTTAATGGTATACAAACTGCAATTACTGCTTTTGATCAATCTGGTGGAACAATTACAGTTAATGTTGGAAAATCTAATGTTAATACTGGTGGTGCATTAGACTTTACTATAGTTGGTGGTGGTAAGAGTTATACTAATCCTGTAATATCTGTATCACCACCATCATATAGTAATTTGGATGTAATAGGAGTTTCTAGATTGGGAGAAGGTTCAACTACAGATACTGGATATGGTCTTCGTGTAACTCCTATAGTTGGTGCTAGTCAGACATCTGGAATTGGATCTGGATTCTTTGAAGTTTCTGATTTTGACATTACTAGAACTGGTTATGGATTTAAGAGTGGTGATATTTTTGAACCAATTGGATTAGTCACTGATAGAAAATTATATGAACCACTTGAGAAGGCAACAATGCAAATTCAAAATGTTTATCATGATGATTTTTCAATGTGGCAATTTGGAGAATTTGATTATATTGATTCAGTTGAAAATTATCAGGATGGTTTTAGAACAAGATTCCCATTATACTATAATGGAAATAGAATAAGTGTTGATGCTGATCCAGAATTTGATAGTGATTTGAATAATGTAATGCTTGTGGTTATAAATGGTGTTATTCAACAACCAAAAGAAGCATATAATTTTATAGGTGGATCAAGTATAAATTTTGTAAGACCTTTGGATAAAGAAGATAAGGTAGCAATATTCTTCTATAAGGGAACTGATCTTGCCGATGCTGTAGTTTCGACAGGAATGACTGTGGTTGTTGAACCAGGTGATAGAGTTCAAGTATCAGGTGTAGCAACTGGTATTAATGGTTCTGGTAATATAGGTGTTTCATTACAAGATGAAAGAATAATTAAATATTTAAATACTTCAACTAGCTTAGAGACAAATATCTATACGGGAGCAGGTGTAGATGAAGAATTATTCAGACCAATAAATCTTTTAAAACAAAAAGAAGATAGAATAATTGATAGTACATTAGTAACAAAGAAAAGGGTTAGTTTGGAACCAATAATTCTCCCAAGTGCAAAAATAATTAGTGATTTTACTACTAGTGATAATAGTTTTTATGTTGATACTGCAGAATTATTTGATTATGAAAAACCAAATCAACAATTTAGTGGAATAATTGTTTCAGGTAAAGCAGATCCAGTTATACCAACTGCAACTGCAACCATTAATAGTACAGAAACTACATTAGATCAAATTGCTGTTACTGGAGGTTCGGGATATACTTCAGTTCCATCTGTTTCTATTTCGGCACCACCAGAAATTGGTGTTGGTGTTGGAACTACTGCAACTGCAACTGCAACCATATCTAATGGTACTGTAGACACCATCACAGTAACTGAAGTAGGACTTGGATATACAATCGCACCTAAAGTTTCAATTGAACCACCAAACTCAATTGAGGATCATTTGGCATCATCTGGAAATAATATTATAGTTGAATCAACTTCAGGTATACTTACTGGAATAGGTACAACTACTGTTGGTTCATCATTGGGAATTAAATTCTTTGCTATGGCAGAGTCTCAGAATGCTTTTCAACCAATATCTATAGGAAATCCAGTTTACATTTATGGTACTCAAGTTGGAACTGGATTAACATCTATGGATGTTACTAATACTAATAGTGTTGGTATTGGAACTAGTTTTGCAGATAACATATACACTGTGGCAGAAATTGGGTATGAAGGAAATGATCCAAATAAAATTGGAATTATTACATGTGTTATAAAATCAGATACTAATGTAGTTGGACTTGCATCAACTTCAACATCAATAAGTCCTGTTGGATATTATTCTGTTGGTAAGTTGAGTAATTTTACTAGAAGCTCTTCACCAATTTCTCTCAGTGTTACTGGATTAACAATTGATAGTGGGTTAACAACATTCCCATCATTACAAAGAAGAGGTGGTCTAGGAGATGATACTTGGAAGCAAACTGGTGGATTAAGAACACCTGAATAAACATTATTTTAATATGTTGTATAAATATCTAAAAAACTATTAAGATGCCAGCGGTAGTAACAGATCAATTTAGAATAGCGAATGCTAGTAATTTTATAGATTCTATATCAAATACTAGTAATTCTTACTATGTATTTTTAGGATTAGCTAATCCAACAACTGGAAATAGGGATGCAGATGGAAGTGAGGGTGTAGGAATTGGAAGAAGTAGTACTTGGAATAATGGTACTGAATTGAGTGTTCCAACTCCAACAGATAATTTCCAATACTTATCACTTTATAATGAGACTCAACTTTTTGGTAAAAAGATAACTACATCCAATGTTAAAAGGGTAATTGAGAAATTTCAGTGGAAAGCCAATACTAGATATGATATGTATCGTCATGATTATGATATTTTAAAAAATCCTACACCTAATGGAAAAAGTGGTTTGTATAATACAAATTATTATGTAATGAATTCTGATTATAGGGTTTATGTTTGTATTGATAATGGGTCTAGTGGAAGTTTACCTAAAGGAAAAAGATCTTTAGATGAACCAAGATTTACTGATTTGGAACCATCTGTAGCAGGAACAAGTGGAGATGGATATGTTTGGAAATATCTTTATACAGTTAATCCTAGTGATATTATAAAATTTGATTCTACAAAATATATTGTTTTACCAAATGATTGGTCATCATCAACTGATCCTCAAATAGAAACTGTTAGAGATGCTGGTAATTCTGATTTATATAAAAATCAAATTAAAAAAGTTTATATTGAAAATGCTGGATCTGGATATACAGATACCAATCCAAATGAAGATGGTCTTACTGTGGATATATTAGGTGATGGTGAAGGTGGTAAAGCAATAGTTAAAGTTATTGATGGTAGTATAAGTAGTGTTGATGTTATTTCTGGAGGTTTTGGATATACTTATGGAATACTTGATTTAAGTACACTAAACGCTAATTCTGAGAGTTCTGCAACTTTTAATTTTGCAAAATTAATACCGATTATTCCACCTTCCAAGGGACATGGATATGATCTTTATAAAGAATTAGGTGCTGATAAAGTTTTGGTTTACACTAGATTTGATGATTCTACAAAGGATTTTCCTACAGATACTCATTTTGCACAAGTTGGTATTGTAAAAAATCCCACTAAATATAATTCTACAGATATTTGTAACTTGGGTGAATATTCATCATTAAGTTCGATGATTTTAACTTCATCTGCAGATATTTCAACAAATCCTACTGTTGTCGGTGCTGCAATAACACAAGCACAAAGTAATGGTGATGTTGCTAAGGGTTATATTGCATCATATGATGCAGAAACAAAAGTTTTAAAATATTGGCAAGATAGATCTTTGTATTATCCAAATTATAAAGATCAATTAGATAATGCAAATGTAAACTTGATTGCAAAAAAGGTACCATTCAATAAAGATGCTGGAAAAGTTAAATGCCTTAAAGGTGGTATTGATTTTGAAGTTGACATCAATAATACCATGAGTGGTATAACAACAATAGTTGGTGATAAATTAATTAATTTAGGAGTTAACTTTGAAAATGGACTTGCAAATCCTGAGATAAATAAAAAGACGGGTGATATAATTTATATTGACAACCGCGAAGAGGTTGAACGTGATTTAAGGCAAAAAGAAGACGTTAAAATTATTCTGGAATTCTAAAAAACAATGGCTCAAAAAACTAATTTAAATATAAGTCCATACTATGATGATTTTGATTCTGAAAAGAATTTTTATAAGGTCTTGTATAAACCAGGATTTCCAGTTCAGGCTAGAGAATTAACTGGTACACAATCTATTTTACAAAACCAAATACAATCTTTTGGTAATAATATATTCAAAGAAGGATCTGTTGTTATTCCAGGTAATATTGCATATGATGGACAATTTTCTGCTGTTAAATTAGATATAGAAAATTATGGTATAGATATATCTCTTTATATTAAAGATTTTATAGGTAAAAAAATTACAGGTAGAATATCTGGAATAGAAGCAACTCTTAAATATATTGCTTTACCTGGTGTTGATGCTGTCGATGATGTAACAATTTATGTTACATATACAAGTGCAGATAATAATAATGAGTTAAATTCGTTTACTGATGGTGAACAATTAGTTTGTTCTGATAGTATTACTTATGGAAATACTACAATAAATGCCGGAACTCCATTTGCGTCTTTAATTTCTTCTGGTGCAACTGCTATTGGATCTGCTGCATTTATTAAAAAGGGTGTTTATTTTATAAGAGGATATTTTGTAAATGTTAGTGATCAAACTATTATTTTAGATTATTATTCTAATGCACCATCTTATAGGGTTGGATTAAGAATTGATGAATTAATTGTTAGTTCAAAGGATGATAGTTCTTTATATGATAATGCAAAAGGTTTTAATAATTTTTCTGCACCTGGTGCTGATAGATTAAAAATTAATTTAACTTTAAGTAAAAAAGCTTTAGATGATCAGGATGATACTGATTTTGTTGAGTTACTTAGAGTAAAAAAAGGAAAAATTAAAATATTAAATTCAAAATCAAATTATAATATAGTTAGAGATTGGATAGCAGAAAGAACCTATGACGAATCTGGAAATTATACTGTAAATCCATTTAAGATATCAGTATTAGATTCATTAAATGATAATTTAGGTAATGGTGGGTTATTCTATAAGGATGAAAAAACAGATGATTTAAATGCACCATCGGAAGATATGATGTGTGTAAGAGTTTCTGATGGCAAGGCATATGTTCAAGGATATGATATTGATAAGGTTGGAACTACAATAATTGATGTTGAAAAACCAAGAGACGTTGGAATTAACAGTACTGCAAGTGTTAATTTTAATATGGGTAGTGTTATTAGAGTTAATAATGTAGCTGGTCTACCAAAGCAAGGTGCATTAATTCAATTTTATGATGGATTTGGACAAACTGGTGAGGTTATAGGTAGTGCAAGGGCATATAATCTTAGTTTAAGAAATGAGGAATATTCTGATGCTTCGACTGTTTGGGATTTAAGATTATTTGATGTACAGACAACAACTAAAATTACATTAAATTCTAATATTACAGCATCTGAATTACCAGATAGTTCTTTTGTTAAAGGAAAAAATAGTGGTGCTAGTGGATATTCTATGGGTACTGGTGATGGGACAGCAATTATTAAGTTATATCAGACTACTGGAACTTTTGCTAAAGGTGAACAAATAGAGATAAATGGTGTAGATTTTCCTAGAACTATTATTACATCTACTGCAAATAGTACACAATCAATTAAATCTTTAAAATCAACTTCTTCTAATTTTCCAGATTTTAAAGCAGATTCAAATTTAGATATATTCCAACTTCCAAATGGAATATCTGATTGCATGGTTTCTAATGGAGTTTCAGGTATTTCTACTATAACTTCTGGTGCAAAGCAATTTAGTGGACTTAGACCAGGATCTACAATAATATATCAAAAAGGATCTAATGGAGGTGGGGATCCTACTTACAATAAAGTTAAATCTATAGGTGTTGGTAATACAAATATAGTTGTAGAACCAATAACTCCAAGCATACCTGGTGTTTTTGATGGTAGTTTACCAACTAATGCAACAACAACTTCTGGGACAATTAAAATGAATGTTGGTGCACCAATAATAAGAGGGAGTGGTATTTTACATGCACCATTAGGTAATAGAAATGTATCTACAGTTGATCTTACAAACTCCAAGTTAAGGGTTACTAAACAATTAACTGGTAGGACAGTTACATCCAATAAACTTGTTGTTAATGTTAGTGATGTTAGTAATGATTATCCAGAAATTACTTCAGATGCAACATTTGAACCTTTTGATGAAGAAAGATATTCATTAATATCCAGCAATTCTAATAATGGTACACCAATTACAATTACAGAAGATGCATTTAAATATCAGAATAGTGGTAGTACAATCACTATTGAAGGTTTGAGTAATAGTGTTGGTAATGTTTTTACTGCATCTGTTAATAAAAAAGGTATTAAGAGTAAAATAAAGAATTATAATAAGAGTAAAATGCTAGATGTTGCATATTCAAAATATGAAAGATCTGGTGATATTGCCATTGGTATAGGTGCTTCTACAGTTCCAGATGGTCTTACTTATGATAAGAGATATGGTGTAAGAGTTCAAGATGAAAGGATATCATTAAATTATCCAGATGTATCTAAATTTATAGCAGTATATGAATCTATTGATAGTGAGAGACCAACTTTAGATGAATTTAAATTTAGTAGTACTGCAAATGTTCAATTAAATGCTATTTTGGGTGAAAATATTGTTGGATATACATCTAAAGCAATTGCTAGAGTAGTAAATAAATCGTCAACAGATCTTAATAAATTAGGAATTGTTTATTTGACAAATACTCGTTTTTCAGAAGGAGAGACTGTTAATTTTGATGAGTCTAATATTGATACCAATGTTGAATCAATAACTAATGGTACATATAAGGATATTACAAGTTCATTTAAATTGGATAAGGGTCAAAAAGATCAATATTATGATTATTCTTTTATCATTAGAACTAGAGGATCATCAGAACCCTCTAGTAGATTATTAGTTATTTTTGATTATTATTCTATCACATCTGATGATGATGGTGATGTATTCACTGCATTAAGTTATGACGATGACAGATTCAAATATGATATTCCTAATATAGGACAATCTGGTATAAGAGCAACAGATACTATTGACCTTAGACCAAGAGTATCTGTATATGATAGTGGTAATACTGGTCTACCATCACCTTTCAGTTTTGGTAGTAGAAGCTTTACAATAAAACAATATTTAATATCAAACGAAAATGCAGATCTTGGGTATGAATTTTATCTTCCAAGAATTGATAAAGTTTATTTAAATAAATTTGGGGAATTTGTTTATCAGAAAGGAACATCTGAGATGGATCCTAAACCTCCTGTAAGGACTGATGATCTAATGGAGTTGGCTACAGTAAATCTACCTCCATATTTGTATAATACACAAGCAGCAAGATTATCTTTAATTGATAATAGAAGATTTACTATGAGAGATATTGGAAATATTGAAGATAGGGTTTCAAATTTAGAAGAAGTTACAACATTATCATTATTAGAAAATAATGTTCAAACCCTTCAAATTCAAGATTCTGAAGGTAGAAATAGATTTAAGACGGGATTTTTTGTTGATCCATTTAAAAATTATTCATCAATTAGTGCATTATCTAGAGTTCAAATTAATCCACAATCACAAGAATTAATTCCAATACGTTCTAGAAATACTCTTGCATCTCAAGTAACACCAAAATTATCTACAACAGCAGAAACTCTTGATTTTAATAGTAATTTTGATTTATTTGATGGAAATGTTCAGAAAACTGGTGATGTTGTAACTTTAAAATATGATGAAGAGGTATGGTTTGGGCAATATTATGCAACATTACTTAAAGATGGTTCACTTGGAGTTATAAATGTAAACCCTTATGAACTTCCTGCAATACTAGGTAATGTTGAATTGCAACCAGATTTAGATGTTTGGACAAGAACAATCCAATTAGAGGATAATGTCCGACAAACTGGAACCAATAGTAGTGTAGAACTTAATCTATCTGGTAGTGGTAATATTGATTTAGGTAACGCTACAACAGATACAAGTCAAAGTGAGCATATTAGAACTACTGATCGACGTATTGTTGCAGGAGTGGATTCTGAAAGTGATACTGCTACACTTCAAGGTAGTACCAGTTTAAGTGCATCCGATTCAACAACTATTAGTAATACTGATATATCAATTCAAAATAGATTGGTTGCATCTGCATCTGAAGATCATATGAGATCTAGAAATACTGAATTTAAGTCAACTGGATTCCCTGCAAATGTAAAAACTTATCTATACTTAGATGGACAAAAAATAGAAGATATTACACCAAAGTTATTGGCAATATGTTCTTCTGTTGGTGGTGAATATGGTGCAACTAAAGCATTTAAGATTGGTGAAACTGTAAGTGTAGAAGATCCATCAACTTCAATAGAAATTATGAAATTTAGGGTTTGTACCCCAAATCACAAAGAAGGACCATATAATAATCCAACTGAAGCATATTCAAAGGATCCATATACTAATTCTACAATTTCTAATACTTCTTATACATTAACATCACCTGTTTTAAATATTGATACTAGAGCATTAGCAGAAGAAGCTCAAGGAGAATATCATGGTTATCTAGTTGCAAATGCAAAATTAATTGGACAAGAAACTGGTGCTGTGGCATATGTGAAAGATTGGGATGATAATAAAATGATTACTGATGAATATGGTGATATAATAGGAACTTTCTATTTAAGAGATCCAAATTCTATCCCTCAACCATCCGTAAAAGTTACAACGGGAAGGAAAAATGTTAGAATAACAACCAGTTCTACAAATGTAAATATTGCACCAGGAACAAGAGCTGATATTGTTATAGCAGAAGGAGTATATAGTGCACAAGGAACAGTCGAAGAATGGCAAAATGATAGAACCGTTAGAGTAGATACAACTACATTCACAGCAAATGCTGATTTTTCTATAAGTGCACAAGGATCTGTAACATCTAGACATACTACAACTCGTACAGTTGAATATATTGATCCTATTGCACAAACATTCATTGTTGGTGGTAATGTACAGGCACCTTCTGCGATAGGTACAAATGAAGATTTAAATGGTTTATTCTTAACTGCAGTTGAGGTATTCTTTGCTTCTATAGACACTGAAGTAAATACACCTATAAGATGTGAAATAAGGTCTACAACGGGTGATGCACGTCCTTCTAGGACTCTTATGGGTAGAAGTAGAACACTATATCCATTCACAACTGATTCAAATGGTAATCGTATCCAAAATATTCAAACAGATGATACAAATGCCAGTGTAGGAACTAAATTTACATTCCCAGAACCAATATTCTTACCACCCGGACAATCATATGCTTTTGTTTTGGTTGCAGAAAGAAGTGTTGCATATACTGTTTGGTTAGGTGAGCATGGACAGAAAGCAGTTAATTCAGCAACTATTCCTGGATCAACTGGTGAAAGTCCAACATATTCTAGACAATATGGTGCTGGAGCATTATTTAAGTCTCAAAATGGTGCATTATGGACAGAAGATCAAACACAAGATATGAAATTTGTTCTTTATAGAGCTAAATTTACTTCTTCTACAGGATCAGTATTCTTTAACAATCCTAATTTGAGTGAAAGTAATGGGTATATTCCACAATTAAGGAATAATCCAATAAGAACTTTACCAAAAACAGGAAAGATTAAAATACCTCGTTTTCAGCATAATCCACCTGCTTCTAATCCTGCTGATCAGTTAAATACTTGGATTAAACCTGGTAGAAAACTTGTTGCAGGTACTGATAATACTAGTACAGCAGTCGTTGATTCTGTTGGAGATATAGCTGATTCAGTTTCTGTTGCTTCTACAGGAACAAATTATAACCCATCACAAAGTGGTACAGTTGTAAATACATATACCATAATTGGAAATGGAAATGGTTTAAAATTGGAAGTTGATACAGATGTAGATGGTTATGTTAATAATGTTGCAATTAATGGTAATAATAAAGGATCTGGATACAAATCTGGTGACGTAGTTGGTATTGTAACTGCAGACATGGGTGGTAATAAAGGTAGAGATGCTGAAATTAGTGTTTCTTCTCTAGCACCAAACTCTATGGATACGATATATTTGACAGATGTTCAAGGTGAATCAACTGTTGGTGGTAGTTGGAAACCAGGTGGTTCTTTCGTATTAAAATATGTTAAGGATGATGGTACATCTTATGCTCCTCAAGCAAATTCTACCAATATACTTGTTGATTCATTCTCTGCTGATGGTGGAATATATGATGGTAAGACTTTTAGAGTTAATCAATTTGATCATAGTATGTATTCTTCTACTAATAAGGTAGAAATAAGTGATATTCAGACAGATACACCATCTACAGCATTAACAGCAAATTTATTACAAAATGAAACAAGTACAATTAGTGTTGCTTCTACTTTACCATTCCAATATTTTGAAGGAATTGAGGTTAATGGGGGTACAGGGAACATAGGTTATGTAAAAATTGGTAATGAAATTATTGGTTATCAGGATGCAAATAATACTGGATTAGTTATTGCTTCATCAACAGATGGTAGAGGAAAAGACAATACAATTGTTGTTCCTCATGAAATAGGTGATAAAGTTGAAAAATATGAATTAGGTGGAGTTTCTGTGAGAAGAATAGCAACAATTGATGGAACATCTATTAGTAATGAAGAAATTGGACTAGATCATTATTATGTTAAAATTGATCCTTCTATTAATGGATCAGATAGAAGTACAGATAAAGATTTTAATGGTGTTAAACAACCAGAATTATCATTTAAGAATGATTCTTTTGTTGGTGGTTCAGAAGTTAAAGCATCTAAAAATATAGCATATTCTGCTATAGTTCCTAGATATGATACTATGACTCCAAGTGGAATTGATGGATCATTTACTAGTATAACTGCTAGTGTAAGAAGTGTTAGTGGATCTAGTGTAGATGGAACAGAAGTATCATTTAATGATCAAGGATATAAGGATGTTCAATTAAATGCATATAACAGTTTTGACAATGTTTCAATTGTTGCATCTAAAATTAATGAAAATGAATATTTAACAAATTTACCTAGAAATAAATCATTCACTACAGTATTAAATTTCACATCAAATAATGAATACTTATCACCAATGGTTTATATTGGAGAATCTAGTACTGAATTTATAAGTCATCGTTTAAACAATCCAATAGGATCTGATAATTATCCGACTGATAATAGAGTAAATACAACTATTGAAGACCCTCATAGTGCAGTTTATTATTCAAATAATGTTAGGTTAAGTAAACCTGCCACATCATTGAAAATTTTACTATCTGCATTTAGACCAGAAAATTCTGATATTAGAGTTTTATATCGTTTATCTAGATTAGATTCAAGTGAAGTTAGTTCAGAATTTGAATTATTCCCTGGATATAAAAATCTTATTGATAATGATCAAGATGGTTTTGGTGATATTGTAATTGATGGGGGCAAAAATGATGGTAGATCAGATTCCTTTGTTGGTCTTAGTGTTAGTGATGAATTTAAAGAATATCAATATACTGCAGATAATCTTGATTTATTTAATGGATATACAATTAAAATTGTTATGTCTGGTACCAATCAAGCAAAACCACCAAGAATTAAAGAACTTAGGAGTATTGCTATACGATGATTAAGGTTGAAGGACATCCAAATCTCTATAGAGATGAAAAAACTGGAGCAATTGTTAATTGTGATGATAGTGGTTATGATCAATACGTTAAAACTCTAAATTATAGAGAAAATAAGGATAGGGAACTTAGTGATATGAAAAAAGATATTGATGAAATCAAGTCTTCTTTAGCAATTTTAATCAATGGCCTTAATAAGTCCTAAATAATAAGAGAAGTTATTATTAGAAATAGATGGCAGCTGTATATGTTTCTAATCTTGTAATCAACGCAGGAGCCACATTTAGTCAACAGTTTGAATTGGCACAGAGTGATGATTCTGCGCCATTAAATCTTGTTGGGTACACACTTGCAGGGCAAATCAGAAAACACTCTGGAAGTTCTAGTCATACTACACTTGCTGTTAATGCAATGGATGCTGCTGGTGGAGTGATATTAATTGCATTAACTCCAGCACAAACTACTGCATTAAAACCTGGTAGATATGTTTATGATGTTGTTATAACTGATGCAGCCGGTGATAAAACACGGGTTGTTGAAGGATCTGTACTTGTTAGGGAAGGGGTTACCAGATAATGGCAGCAATTAAAGTTAGGGTAGGACAATCAGATGCTGTAAAAGTTATCTCCAGTCAAGGTGGAGGTTCAATTTCAGCACAAAATGCACAAAATGTGATTGGTGGTATTGCATCAGTTACTCAGATGCAGGTTACTGGTGTTTCTACTTTTCTTAATGATGTTAGTATTGCAGGTATAACAACACTTGCTTCCAATGGTGGTATAACAACCACTGGTGGAGATTTATATGTAGGTGGTGATTTATTTGTTGGTGATGATATATTATTTGATGAAATAAATGGTAGAAATCTTAATATTAGTGGTATTTCTACATTAAATGTATTAGGTGTTTCTGGAATTGTTACAACCCAACATTTAGAAGTAACTGGTATTGCAACCATAGGTGGATCAACTATAAATGATGGAACATTTGAACAAATAAAAGTTGCTGGTGTATCTACATTTGTTGGACGGTCTGATTTTCAATCAGATATAACACTTAAAGATAATCGTAAGATATTATTAGGTGATGAATCTGATATAGAGATTTATCATAATAATGCTAATGCATACATTACTAATGATACTGGTAATTTCTATATCATTAACAATGCAGATGATGATGATGGTGGAGATATTATTTTTCAGGCAAAGTCTGGTGAAAATTCTGCCATATTTTATGATGATGAAGGTGTAGCTCTTTTTTATAATGCGACACAAAAATTAATCACTACAAATGATGGATTAATTATAAGTGGTATTGCAACTGCAACTTCATTTAGAGGTGCTGGAAATACTGCTGCTTCATTCCCAATCGGATTAACAGCAACAAATGCAACTTTTTCTGGTAATGTAAGTGTTGGTGGAACATTAACATACGAAGATGTAACTAATGTAGATTCCGTAGGTCTTATTACTGCTAGATCAGGAATAAGGATTAATGCAGGTGGTTTAGTTGTAACTGCAGGTGTTTCTACTTTTGCTGGAATTGCAACATTCACTAATGATGTGTTTATGGATGGCACATTAACTGCAGGACTTATAGATGGAGGATCTTACTGATGGCAAAACCAACCACTAAACAAGAATTAATTAATTATGCTCTTAGAAAATTAGGAGCTCCTGTTTTAGAAATTAATGTAGACGAAGATCAAATAGATGATGCTGTAGATGACACTATACAATTATTCAATGAACGTCATTATGATGGTATTGAAAGAATGTATTTAAAATATGAGTTAACTCAGGATGATATTGATAGGGGAAAAGCATCTGGTACAACTGGGGTTGGTATTGTAACTACTACTGCACAATCAACACCTATTAGTGGAATCTCAACAGAAACAGGTGCTGTTACATCTAAATGGTATGAGAATTCTAATTTCCTTCAGGTTCCAGATTCAGTAATTGGTGTAGAAAAAATATTCAAATTTGATAGTAGTACTATATCAGGTGGAATGTTTAGTATTAAGTATCAATTATTTTTGAATGATTTATATAGATTCAATTCTGTTGATCTTCTTCAATATTCAATGACTAAAACATATCTTGAAGATATTGATTTTTTACTTACAACAGATAAACAACTAAGATTTAATAAGAAACAGGATAGATTATATTTGGATATTGATTGGGGTGCTGAAGAAGCAGGTACTTATATTGTTCTTGATTGTTATAGAGCATTAGATCCCGAAGCATTTAAGCAGATTTATAATGATAGTTTTGTAAAACCATATGTAACTGCTTTAATTAAGAAGCAATGGGGACAGAATTTAATTAAATTTAAAGGAACTAAACTTCCTGGTGGGATTGAACTTAATGGTAGGGAATTATATGATGATGCAGTTAATGAATTATCGGAAATTAAAGAAAGGATGACTTTAGAATATGAAGTTCCACCCCTTGATATGATAGGATAAGATAATGCCATTAAATCCCTTTTTTCTACAAGGTTCACAAAGTGAGCAACGACTTGTTCAAGATTTAATTAATGAACAATTAGGAATATATGGTGTAGAGGTATTGTATCTACCCAGAAGAATTGTTAAGAAAGATAGCCTTTTCACTGAATTAGAATCTTCTAGGTTTAGTGATAATTTTGCTATAGAAGCATATGTAAACACCTATGAGGGATATGGTGGTGCAGGTGATATAATGACAAAGTTTGGTATGAGTTTGAAAGATGAATTAACGGTAACAATATCTAAAGAAAGATTTGAAGATTTTATATCACCATTTCTGCTAGAGATGCCAGCGGATGAGATAGAGGTTACATCTAGACCTAGTGAAGGGGATTTGATTTATTTTCCATTAGGCAAAAGAATTTTTGAAATTAAATTTGTAGAACATGAAAAACCTTTCTATCAGTTAGGTAAAACTTATGTTTATGAACTACAATGTGAGCTCTTTGAACTCGAAGATGAAGTAGGTGGATGGGATCAGGTTGATGCTAATAGTGAAGAAGTGGATTCTACATTAGTTGATTATGGATATATTACAGCATTGAAACTCATATCTATTGGTTCAACAGCATCTTTGGGAGTAACAACTACTACTGGATATTTGAGAAATATTGTTCTTAATAATGATGGATATGATTATACAAAAGTTCCTAGTGTTGAAATTAGTAGTGCACCTTCGGGAGGAGTTGATGCAACTGCTGTAGCAATAACAACTTCTATTAATGGTATTTACTCCGTTAAAGAAATCTTATTAACGAATGCTGGTGCTGGATATACATTTACACCGACAGTTACTATAGTTAGTGCTGGTGCTACTATCTTAGGTATTGGTTCTACAACATATGGTGTAGGTGCTGCAGCAACCGCAACATTAGTAACTTCTGGTGCTGGTATAGGAGCAGTTACAATTGGTGTTGGTAATAGTGGTTCTGGGTATCCTTCAGAACCAACATTATACTTTGGAACACCAAGTTCTGGTATTGGAACTGCAGTTGGTAGAGTAGAAATTAGTTCCGATAATATGATAACTAGAATTCTTATTTCTGATGCTGGTATTGGATATGATAATACTACTGGAATTGCAACCGTTTCACCACCACCAGTTATTACAGGTATAGGTACATATAAGTTTAATGAGGTTGTAACTGGTTCCCTTTCTTCTGCTAAGGGTAGGGTTAAAACTTGGGATGTCATTAGTGGAGTTTTGAAATTGGGTTCTACTGATGGAACATTTATTTCTGGTGATATTGCAATTGGGTCTACATCTGGAGCACAATATACGGTTGATTATATACAGGAAGCAGAATTTTCTGATAAATACGATAAAGGTGATGAAATCGAAACAGAAGCTGATTCTATTATTGATTTCTCAGAAACTAATCCATTCGGTCAAGTATAATGTTAGGTACTTATTATTACCATGAAATAATGCGAAAGACGATTGTGTCTTTTGGTACTTTATTCAATCAAATTCATATTCGTCATGATGACGCTGCAGGAAGTACGTATAGTGAACTTAAGGTTCCATTAGCATATGGTCCTGCTCAAAAGTTTTTAGCAAGATTAGAACAACAGGCAGATTTAAATAAACCTGTTCAAACTACACTTCCTAGAATGTCATTTGAAATGACTTCAGTGAATTATGATTCTACAAGAAAGGTTGGTGTAACTCAGACATTTAAGGCATCTGATGGAACCAATATGAAAAAGGTTTATATGCCAGTTCCTTATAATGTTGGATTTGAATTGAATATTTTAACTAAGTTAAATGATGATGCATTACAAATTGTAGAACAGATACTTCCATATTTTCAACCATCATTTAATCTAACTGTAGATTTGGTAAAATCAATAGGAGAAAAGAGAGATATACCAATTGTTTTGGATAGTATTAATTTTCAAGATGATTATGAGGGTGATTTTTCTACAAGAAGAGCATTAATATACACATTAAACTTTACAGCAAAAACATACTTATTTGGTCCTGTTGCAGAGTCTTCAGAGGGTCTTATTAAGAAAGTTCAGGTTGATTATCACACTGATACTAACGTTAAGACATCAAAACGTGAAATGAGGTATACTGTTACTCCTACTCCATCTGATGCTGGACCAGATGATGATTTTGGATTTAGTGAAACAACATCTATTTTCTCTGATGCTAAATCATATAGTCCAACACAAAGGAAGGATATTTAATTATTATGTCTAGTTATGATTCTATTGATGAAGCTCTAAACACTACTAGTGAAATTGAGGTGAGTAATACCCCCGAAGGTGGTGGTATTAGGAGAAAGGATAGACTAAAAGATGTGACTAATGATGTAGGAAAGGATTACGATTATACTCGTGCCAATCTATATTCATTAATTGAAAAGGGACAAGAAACTCTTAATGGTATAATGGAACTTGCAGGTGAAAGTGCAAGTCCAAGAGCATATGAAGTTGCAGGACAGATTATTAAGTCTGTTGCTGATACTACTGATAAGTTAATGGATTTGCAAAAGAAGGTTAAGGAAGTTGATGAGGAGAAAGTAAAAGGTCCAAGTCAAGTTACAAACAATGCTTTATTTGTTGGGTCAACATCAGATTTATCTAAGATGATTAAACAACAATTTCTAAATACTAATAACACTAAAGATATTAAAAATGAAAAAGTGTAGGATTGGTTATTATTATTGCAATACTGATAAGTGTTGTAAGATAATCCCTAGAGGATGGCATGTAGGTCGTGGTGGATATATAGAACCAAATGAAGATGGTAAGAATGGGAAAAATGGAAATGGAAATGGAAATGGTGGTTCTGAGAATGGTAATGGTGGTAACGGAAATGGTGGAAATGGTAATGGTGGTGGAATGGGAGAATCATATTCTTGGAGAAAAGATTTTGGATTAAAGTGAGGTTTATTTTATGTCTGCAGCTGAAGTATATCTAGGTAATCCCAACCTAAAAAAGGCAAATACGCCTATAGAATTTTCTCAGGATAATATTCTTGAGTTTTTGAAGTGTAAAGATGATCCCATATATTTTACTAGAAAGTATATAAAAATTGTCTCTCTTGATGAGGGACTAGTACCTTTTAATATGTACGATTTCCAAGAGAAATTGATTAGAAGGTTCCATGATAATAGATTTAATATCTGTAAGATGCCTCGTCAGACAGGTAAATCTACTACATGTATATCATATCTTTTACATTATGCGGTTTTTAATGATAATGTAAATATTGCTGTTCTGGCAAACAAGGCATCTACTGCTAGAGATTTACTTGGCAGATTACAACTGGCATATGAAAATTTGCCTAGATGGATGCAACAAGGTATAATATCATGGAATAAAGGTTCTTTAGAGTTAGAAAATGGATCAAAAATATCGGCAAACTCTACTTCTTCATCTGCTGTCCGAGGTGGATCCTATAATGTCATCTTTCTTGACGAGTTCGCCTTCATACCGAATCACATTGCTGACGACTTCTTTGCCTCTGTTTATCCTACTATCACGTCTGGACAAAGTACTAAAGTAATTATTGTTTCTACCCCAAGGGGTATGAATCATTTCTATCGTATGTGGCACGATAGTGAAAAAGGTAAGAGTGAATATGTTCCTACTGATGTTCATTGGAGTGAAGTTCCTGGTAGGGATGCTGTATGGAAAGAGCAAACTATTGCAAACACATCAGAAGCACAATTTAAGATTGAGTTTGAATGTGAATTCTTAGGTTCTGTTAACACACTTATCAATCCAGCAAAACTTAGAAATTTAATATATGAAGAACCATTAAAACGAAATGCAGGTCTTGATATTTACAAAGAACCAATAAAAGAACATAATTATGTAATGACTGTTGATGTAGCAAGAGGTTTAGGTAACGATTATTCTGCATTTATAGTTTTTGATACTACAGAGTTTCCATATGAAGTTGTTGCAAAATATAGAAATAATGAAATAAAACCAATGTTATTT